CGCTAGACACGATAAACTCCCTATACTAGATAATAAGACATTTGAATCAATGAACGCAGAATACGGCAAGGAGGAGATGAGAAAAAATCTTGCCGATTATATTGCAACTGAACGACCTGTATTCCCACTTATAGAAATATCCGAAGATGGTATGAGAAATACTTTTGAGCGTTTAAGAAAATTTGATACTAATTCTATTTGTATACCTAGAGAACAAGTAGAGAAAGAAGTTTTTGAAAAGTATGACGACTATGAATACCCATATTCAAAATATGGATTAGGAGTTATAAATGGTGGTAGTAATTTTAATAAAATATCAAATTATTTCATGCAGGACCTACGACTGGAATGTAGTAGTTATGGACATAGAGCACCTAAAGAAGTATGGGAAAATGGTGACGCATATGCTATATGGAAATGCCTAGGTCCTATATGGCGAGGTATCAATAAAGTCCATCCAGTTAAAGTGACACAAACAGATGGCACTATAAAAGAAGAATTAAAAGGTGGTTCATTAACTGGTGCTTGTATAGTAGAGGCATTCAGATTAGGTTCATATGTTGCAACTCAATTTAAACCTGTTGTTGCAAAAGCAATATATGACATGACCAATGCTAAAAGAGTTTTAGATACAAGTTGTGGTTGGGGTGATAGACTTGCAGGTTTCTTTGCTTCAGACGCTGAAGAATATTATGGTTGTGATCCTAATCCAAATACTTATGCTAGATATACGGAACAAATATCAAAGTATAATAAACTGTTATCTAAACCTAAAAAGGTAACTATATGGAGATGTGGTGCTGAAGATTTACCATATCATAAGTTGCCAAATATAGATTGTGCATTTACTTCTCCTCCTTATTTTGCTACCGAAGAATATAACAAAGGTGGTGAATTTCAAGAAGATCAATCATGGTCTAAATTCAATGAGTATGATAAATGGCGTGATGATTTTTATTTACCAGTTGCCAAAAAGTCAATGGCAGTATCTAAATTTTTATTTATTAATATTATGGATCCAAAAATCAAAGGTACTAGATATAGATCAAGTGATGAATTAGTCAATAGTTTAAAAGATAAGTTTCTAGGTCAAATTGGCATGAGAATTATGCAAAGACCAAAATCAGACACACTATTTAAAGATGAAAAAGAAAAAGCTGATTTTAGAGAAAAGATGTTTATAGAAAATATATGGTGTTTTGGACCTAAAACAGATTTATTTAAACATTCAAGAAAAGGAAATTTAGACCAATTTTTTGGATGATAAAAGAAAGACTACTTTAGATAAGTTCTTTGCTTGACTTAACTTATAAATATAGTATAATAGATAATGACACTAACAAGGATAATTAATGAGTGATTTTTTAAAGGAAATAATAAAAGAAACTGGTAATGAATATGCCAGTTTAGTATCTGATGGAGCTGCAGGTGATGTAGATTCATTTATAGATACTGGTTCATATATTTTTAATGCTTTATTAGGCGGTAGTATTCATAGAGGACTTCCATCAAATAAAATAACAGCAATTGCAGGAGAAAGTGCCACAGGTAAAACTTTCTTTGTACTAGGTATGTGTAAAAACTTCCTTGATAAAAATCCTGATGGCGGAGTTATATTCTTTGAATCAGAATCAGCTGTGACTAAAGAAATCATAGAAGAAAGAGGAATAGATAGTAGCCGTATGGTTGTAATGCCTGTGACTACTGTACAAGAATTTAGACATCAAACACTTACTGTGCTTGACAAATATATAGATCAGGATCCTTCTGATAGAAAACCATTGCTATTAGTATTAGATAGTTTAGGTATGTTATCTACTACAAAAGAAATTGAAGATACAGCAGAAGGAAAAGAAACAAAAGATATGACAAGGGCTCAAATTGTAAAAGCAGCCTTTAGAGTATTAACATTAAAACTAGGCAAATCAAAAGTGCCTCTAGTTATTACCAACCATACATATGATGTTATTGGATCAATGTTCCCACAAAAAGAAATGGGTGGTGGCTCTGGACTAAAATATGCAGCGTCATCAATTATATATCTATCTAGGAGAAAAGAGAAAGATGGTACAGAAATAGTTGGTAATATAATACATTGTAAGAATTACAAATCAAGACTAACCAAAGAAAATAAAGTTGTAGATGTTAGATTAACCTACGACAAAGGTTTGGATAGATACTACGGTCTACTAGACTTGGCTTTAAAATATAATATATTTAAACAAGTTTCTACTAGAATTGAATTACCAAATGGAACAAAAACTTTTGGTAAGACAATTAATAATGACCCGACAAAATACTTTACAAAAGAAATACTACAAAAATTAGATAATGTATGTAGTAAAGAGTTTAAATATGGAAATGAAGAAGCCGATACCACAACCCCACAAGACGACTAACCCTAAACATAGGGAAGACTATGTGTTTGTAGAGAAACCTGGAGAGGACTTTACAGCACTAAAGTTAATTAGTGGTCCATTTTCATCAATAGTTTATAAGTACGGTAAGGTAGGATTCAGACCTGAGTCTGAAAAAAGACCTGACGGTACATTACCTATGGTATTTGATTATACTATTATAGAAAATAATATAGAGGCAGATACAGATAGTCAAGAATTTATAGACCATATAGGTGATATATTAGTTGTAGTATTAGATGAGGAATTAAAAAAGAAACCAGATTTAATAAAGAAGGAAGATGATGGAACACGATCAAAGAACTAGTGCTTTAGGTAAAATAGGTGAAGGTATAGTAATGAATTATTTAATTGACAAAGGTTTAAAACCAAAAGTATCAACTGATTATTGGGATCCTATAAAAGATATTATGTTATATGATAAGAATAATAATTTTCTAGGAAATGTTGAAGTTAAATCTCATGTTCCATTTGTGATTTATAGAGCATTTACACTTGAATTAAATCAACTTAAAAAATGCCAAGAAGCAGATTATTTTTTAATAAATCAAATACCTTGTAGTGCATTAAATGAAAGTGCTATATGGCAAATTCATAAAGGGTTTAAATATTATAAAAAATTTATCATAAAAGACCAAGTACATAGATGGTTAATTCCTATGGATCAAGAAAAAGTTACTAAAGTAGCACCAATTAGTAAAGAGGATCAAATTAATTTAATAAAATTTAGAAAAGATTATAATGGAAAGAATTGAACGAACAGCATTAAGTAATTTAATTCATAATGAGGAATATACTAGAAAGGTATTACCTTTTATTAAAGAGGAATATTTTGCTGATAGAACAGAGCGATTATTGTTTAGTGAAATTTATAAGTTTGTAAATAAGTATAATAGTCTTCCAACAAAAGAAGCTTTATCAATTGAAATCAATAGCACTAAAAGTGTAAATGAGGACGAGTATAAAAAGATAACAGATGTATTATCTACATTAAATAAAGAGCCAATTAATTATCAATGGCTTGTAGATACAACAGAAAAGTTTTGTAAAGATAGAGCAATACATAATGCAATACTTGGCGGTATTCAAATACTTGATGGTAAAGATAAAGACCATACACAAGAATATCTTCCAGAAATGCTATCAAGTGCTTTATCAGTTTCATTTGACCGAAAGATTGGACATGATTATTTAATAGAATCACAACAAAGATATGATTTTTATAAAAAGAAAGAAGAACGATTAACATTAGATTTAGAATATTTTAATAAAATAACAAGAGGTGGTATTCCATCCAAGACTTTAAATATTGCTTTGGCAGGAACTGGTGTTGGTAAAACAATGTTTATGACTCACCTTGCTTCATCTATATTATTGCAAGGTAAAAATGTATTGTATATAACATTAGAAATGGCAGAGGAAAGAATTGCTGAAAGAATAGACGCTAATTTATTAAATGTTGGCATGAGTGATTTAGAAGAATTACCATATTCAATGTATGAAACAAAAATTAATAAATTACAAAGTAAGACAACAGGTAAGTTAATTATTAAGGAATACCCAACGGCGTCTGCTCATACAGGACATTTCAGATCATTAATAAAAGAATTAGCATTAAAGAAATCTTTTAAACCAGATATTATATTTGTTGATTATTTAAATATATGTGCTAGTGCAAGATTTAAAGCAGGAGCAAGTGTTAATTCATATACTTATATTAAAGCAATTGCGGAAGAGTTAAGAGGTATGGCAGTTGAAAATAATTTACCTATATTTTCTGCTACACAAACAACAAGAGGTGGTTTTGTAAGTAGTGATGTAGGATTAGAAGATACATCTGAAAGTTTTGGTTTACCTGCAACAGCAGATTTTATGTTTGCTTTAATAACTAGTGAAGAATTAGATGATAAGAATCAAATAATGGTTAAACAGTTAAAAAATAGATATAATGATCCAACAGTTAATAGAAAGTTTATACTTGGTGTTGATAGATCCAAGATGAGATTTTATGATGTTGAACAAAAAGCACAAACAGATTTAGTTGAAAGTGGTCAAACACCTACAACTGATAAAAATAAGTTTGGAAAAAAACTAGGTCAATTTTCAGACTTTAAAATATAATAAAGACCTAACTAAAAAGGAAATAAAATGGCTACAGGAAAAGTAAAATGGTTTGACGCTAAAAAAGGTTTCGGATTTATAACACCAGACGAAGGTGGTAAAGACGCTTTTTTACACGTTTCAGCATTACAAGCTGCTAATATTTCATCGGTAACAGATGGACAAGCAGTATCTTATGAACTGACAGAACAGCGTGGTAAACAAGCTGCTTCTGAAATTCAATTAATATAAACTAATAAAAGGAGGATAGCAAAATGGCTATTACAATAGACGGTAAAAACTATGATGAAACTAAACTTGATGAGAAGTGTAAAACTTCTGTTGTTCAGGTTCAAAATCTTCAAGCAAGATTAAGAAATTTACAAGCAGAATTTGACAATATAAAAATTTTAATTACTTATCATAGTAAATATCTAACAGATAATTTACCTGCAAGTGCTTTGGTAGAAGATAAAGCTAATTCAGCAGAAAAAACTACAAAGGTATAAAATGAGAAAAAGGAAAGACAGTAATAGAACTAGGTATTTCCCTGGAGATAAAAGACCAGGAAAGTATATTTCTAAAGATAAAATGTTTTATGAAAAAAAGTTAAGTAAGCATGAAGGACAAATGCGATGGTTGGTTATTGAAAAACCAACTGGCAGTATTCTTTGTGCTTCAACTTTTGAAGATGAAGCAAAAAAAGTTGCTGACTTTCAAAACAAACATAAACAATGGGTGCCTCAAGGAGGAGTGGTAAAACATTTAACATTAGGTAAAATATGATGACAAGTGAAGAACAAAGCAAACGCTTTACTGAAATACTTACTACTATAAAAAAATTACATGATAACAAGCGCCACGATTATGCAGACACGGATGATATATTTGCTAACTTTAGATTATCTAATTTGGCAGGTATATCTCCTTGGAAAGGTTCTGTTATTCGTATGGGTGATAAATATGCTCGTATTAGTAATTTCATAAAGAAGGGTGACTTCAAATTTAAAGAGGAAAGTATTAAAGACACATTGATGGACATGGCAATATATAGTTTAATAACTATTGTATTGTATGAAGAGGAAATGTTTAACACACATATGAAACAATTTGAAGAGCAATTAAATAAGGAAAAAAATAATGAAACAACAAATAAAAAAAGTAATAGATTGGATATTATATAAACAAGTACCAGCATATGTTGTTATATTGTTAATAATTATCTGGATATTATTTTAAAAGGAATATAATGAAATCACCAAACTTTACATCACAAATTCAAGCTTCTAATGGTACATTTACACCAGAAGAAATTAAAAAATATTATGATATTGCCATGGCAATGAAATGGAAAGATGGTTGGTATTCTTCTGATAAGATGAAAGAAGAAGCTAAAACACCTGGGTATAAACATATAACTCTTGGTGGTAGTGATACTAAAAGAATTGATTATGAAATAGAACAACCTTGGGTAAAAGAGATTTGGGATAAAGTTAATCCTGGTGTTAAATTAATAAGACATTATCTTAATGGACACGGTCAATTTCAATCAGGCGGCATTCATGTTGATGGTTGGACAGAAGGACAATATACTATAATTGTATATCTAACACCAGACTGGCAACCAGAAGATGGAGGTTCAATAGAATTTTGGACACCTAATCTTACAGACGAAATGAGAGCAGCAGCTCATGGTACACCTTGGGGATTAGAAGGTGAAGCAGGTAAAGATATTTTAAGAGCATACTATCCAGAAGCAGGTCGTGTTGTAGTATTTGACGCTAGAATACCTCATGTTGCAAGGGCAGTTGAAACAGATAAGTTTAGAGTATCATTAGTATTCAAAGGAACTACTGAAGGTTATGTACCTCAAGCAGAACCAGTTGCTGACGCTGATAAAAAAGACTGGTATACTGTTCACTAATTAATTGGGGGTGTAGCTCAGTTGGTTAGAGCACGTGCCTGTCACGCACGGGGTCGAGGGTTCGAGTCCCTTCACTCCCGCCATTATAAATAGCTGTATGGCAAAAGATAAAACAACATTAGCGGAAAGTGCTCAAGCATTATTTTGTTCACTAGCAGATTACCTAGGATCTACTGAATCTGCTAAGAGATTAGATGTAAACAAATATAAAACATTTCAAGAATTTTTATCATATTCACAGAATAAAAAAGATTTAGTAACAGCATTAGGAAAAAAGAAAAGAGTAAATGTTGATGCTAACATAAAAGATGTTTATAAATTTTTAGAAGATACAAAAAATGGCTGGTATAAATCTTCAGTTTTAATTGCAAATAAATTAGTGCAAAATTTAAAAAGTATTGATAAAGATTATAATATTAATGCTCCAGAGTTTGACTATTTCTATCTACGAGGTAAAGTTGGAGTAATGAAAGATATTCAAAGTTTATTTGATATTGCAAAAAAATCTGATCCAACAAAACTTGCTGAAAAAGAAATACCACAGTTTATTGGTTTTAAAGATATCAATAAATGGAATCCTGCAGATATATATCTTGCCAATAAAGAAGGCATAAAAGGAATTGCAGACGAATTAGTTGAAGCAAACA